TTAATACTTGTTGTTAGTTAGTATTTATTAGTGCCTTATTTTACTGATTTGTAAAATACAGATTTGTAAAATACAGATTTGTAAAATAAGGAAATGTAACTGCTAATCTGTGGATAACTTTTGTAAAGCCTCCTCTAATCTCTGTAGCATAATTTCAAATTGAAAATCGGTAATTTTAACATCTGAGAAGAACCGAAAGACCTGAACTCCTTTTCCTCGTCCAAGACTTTTTTTAAAAGTTCTGAGATAACCGGCCTTCTCTATCTTCTTGAAATGTCTATCTACCATATCCCGACTTACACCTTTTCTTTTAGCTATCTCATCCGGATAGACTTGCCAGTTGGGGTGATTAGCTAAAATAACCATCATAATACCAACGGCTGTAAAATCCAGCGCAGGATCGTTGATAAAGCTATTACTAACAGCAGTATAATTTTCAGTTGCATTCTTGAAAGATAAATTGACAATCTAAATTTTTAAAATCTGTCATACAGTCTCCTTTCTAAATTTGGTATAATAAAAATAATAAAATGATTGGAGAAAAATTATGTTTAGATTTCAATTACCTAATGCTAAAGATTGGTTTTATTTCTATGGTGTCTCTAAGAGTGTCCACCCACTCGTAATGCTTAATCTACCTCATATAGCAAATAAGATTTTCCCTGGTATTGTTGATAAGAAATTATATATTGTTGATGCTGAAATCGTCGATGCACCGATGACATTTGCAGATAATCACATCATTTTTTTATCAACCGAAGGTTCAGACCTCTATGCCAGAAACGTTTACCAAGTAGCTCATGAGTTGTGCCATTTTTACATCAATGCCAGTGCTAAGCAGCGGACGATGTTTTGGTTCGAGGAAGTGATTTGTGAAATGACAGCTCATTATTTTTTAGAAGAATATTCAAATCAAAACATATGGGATAAACATTCAAGGAGTATGCCATATTTGCAATACAGTCAAGAAAGCCTACTTGATATTGAAGTCTTCAATCACAAAAGATTAGTAAAATATCAATCCGACGAAATCATTCATCTTATCCAAAATTATACAGACCGCCCTAAAAATAGATACTTAGCAACACTGCTACTCCCTATTTTTAAAGAGTTTCCGGCACTCTTTACAGAATTACCTAAATTAGCAAATCTGTATGGAATACCCGATTTTGAACTATTTTTAAACGCATGGCATGATGCTGTTGAGCGTGAAAATAAACCAGCCGTTCAAAAGATAATTGAAATTTTTTGTTAAACACCTAAATCCCCGGTCATAAGCTCATTCACTGGCAAACCCACAGCAAGACGTTCGTCGTTGTTGAGCGCCCTTGGGCCAACAGCACCTTTTGCAGAGCCTATACCATAATCAACGATTCCTTTGCCAGCAGATAAAGCTCCAATGATCTCGTCTTTAATCTCTGCTTGTGGTTCTAAAATTTTTTCAATTTCATCCACTTTTTCAGCAATATATGTTACAGTCCTCAGTATCTCGTTGAGGGCTGTTCTTTCTAGTTCATTCATTTCCCTACTCCTTATCTTTTTTATCACATCGGTACTTCACTATCTGACGGATAGTAAAAGATACAATCACAAATCCTGCTAGGATTATCAAGCCAACATTTTCATCCATTGCTTTTCACGGCAAATGATGGTACACTATCAAGTAGAGGTTGGGGCTTCTGCCCCTTTCTCTACTTTTTCTTAAGCTCTTTGTCTTTGAGCTTGTAAGCTAAGTACTGCTTATGCCAAAGACGAGCTTCGTTGATTAAGCCTAGTATCAAGATGACGGTTGTGGTGTCCTTGTTTGCTAGGCTTTTTATGATGTGTTCCATCATTTGCCTTACCTCCTTTTCCTTAAGCTTGATTTAATTATACTACGAATTAAATCGTATGTCAATACTTTTTTAGATTTTTTTCGTATTTTTTTCGAATTTTTTATTTACAAATACGAAAATAAGCGTTATTATATAGTAAAAGACAAAAGGAGAAAAAGAATGGCCAGAGGACGAGGAAAATTAACTCCTCAAGATAAAGAGGATATGAAAGTCTTTTCCGCAAATCTTAATGCGATTTTGTCGGATAGGAATTGTAAGCAAGTTGAATTGTCCAGAGCGACAGGTATACCTGCTAGCACTTTAACAGGCTATGTAAAAGGGACTTCTTTGCCTATACCCGGAAATGTACAAAAAATAGCTGATTATTTTGGAGTATTAAAATCGACTTTAGACCCAAGGTTTGTAAGTGAAGATTCAGCTATCGAAGTCACTCCTACCCCGCTCCCTACCGCTTCCCCAATCCAATCAATCTATGACCAACTAGAACCGCCTAGACAGGGGAAAGTCCTAACCTATGCCGAGAGGCAACTAGACGAGCAGAAAAACGAAGAAGAAACGAAGATAAACGAAGTATCGGAGAAAGTTGTTCAACTCTATGGTTACGACTACTACGACCACGCTGCTTCTGCTGGTACTGGACAGTATTTGAACGATGTACGAGTGGAGCGGATTGAGTTGCCAGTGGATGTCGATGCCGACTTTGTTATTCCGATTAAAGGTGATTCCATGGAGCCTGATTATCATGATGGCGACATGGTATTTATCCAGACAAGTGTTGATTTGAATGACGGTGTTATCGGTGTGTTTAACTACAATGGAGAGGCATATATCAAGCAACTAGTCATTGATACAGAACAATCCTACTTACATAGTTTGAACCCTGCATATAAGGATATGCCAATCACACCAGAAACGGATTTTCGAATTATCGGAGAAGTTGTCAGCGTGTATAGGGGGTAGTGAATGGATAAAGATAGTTACCTTGAGGAACGACTGAATAATCAAATAAAATGGTATGATACGAAAAGCACGTATCATCAACACCGATTTAAAATTCTGAAATACACTGAGGTATCAATGGGATTCTTAATTCCATTGATATCAATCGCTAAGCCGATTAACTTTGAATTTTTTTCTGCTACTTGCGCAGGAGCTATGCTACTTTGCGAAAGTTTTATATCAATCTCAAAACACCACGACAATTGGATTGACTACCGCAGAACAGCAGAATCTTTAAAGCACGAAAAATATATGTTCTTAACAGGAACAGGTGTCTATAAGAACGAAAAAGATGACTTCGCACTACTTGTTGAGCGTTGCGAAACCATCATATCTAGCGAAAATATAAACTGGGCTAATCTTCAAACCGATACAACCCAAAGAAAGGAATAGAAATGGCAGATAAAGTTTTTGTAAGTTACAGAGCAGACGACGAAGGAACTAAACATAAGAATCTTCTAGTAGCGTGGTCTGCAAATGATTATTTTTTCCCAGAAATTAAGTTTCATGATACCTCTATCGGGACTTCTATCAATTCGGTTAATGCAAACTATATCAAATCAGTAATAAAAGACCGAATAAAAGAATCAGATATCGTGTTATGTCTTGTTGGAGAAAACACGGGAAGCTCAGATTGGGTCAATTGGGAAATCGAAACCGCCCATAGCATGAATAAAAAAATCGTAGCCGTTAAAATAAATCGTAGCTACGATACACCTATTGCTTTATATGGTAAGGGAGCCAAATGGGCTATGGATTTTTCGAAAAGCGCAATTATAAAAGCCTTACTTTAAAATCTCATAAGTTTTTTGAAAAATATCTGGCTTAACTGGATATTTCTCTCCGTTGACACCAGTAATAATCCAATCTCCAGGAGAAGCCTTCATGACCCCTTCTAAAGTGTCAATATACATTTCTATATCAGTTCGAACTGCATCTACTACTACAGGAACCTTACGAACTTTGACCATGACTAAACCTCCTGTTTTTAGATTATTATAGCATAGATAAAATCAAAAGTAAAAACCAACTATTTCCATTTTGGAAACAACTCAAAAAAAGCCCCACACTCGCAAAGCTTGGCGACTCTGAGTGTGAGGATCAGCATGTATAGTAAAGAGAAGAATAGAAAGGGAGAATATGAAAGAGTTACTTTTGACCGATAGCGAAGCTAAATCTCTCATAAAAATAATCAAAGCAATTGCTACTAAACACAATCGAACTCTTACAAATCGCAGTTCAGGAACTATTGACCTTGTTGGTCAGCATAATACTAGATTTATTTTGAACTACTTCTACAGTACTACAAGTAAAGTTTTTCATCTAAGGGAGACACAACACAATTATACTCTCTTACGAATCAATCTAAATAATAAATTCCATAAGAACGCAAATGGTGAGAAAGTTTGGGGTAATCGGGTTAATATCTTCTCTGAAGAAGAGTATTATCAAAAAGGAGATGAAACAACTCATTACAAAGCCTATCCGCTTCCATATGAAGATATTTTCGACACCGATGATTTCCTGGATATGTTTGAGAATTTACTTGACTATATCAACGTGAACAACTCTGAAGATTTAGCTATCAATATCCAAGAAGATTTGTTATAATCAACCTATAAAGAAAGGAGAATATCATGAATGCTACCGACATCAAAAATACTTATCTAAATTACATAAAAGAGAACGCTGTTTTTAACGATGTGACTGATACTCATACTGAAGTGATTACTCCTTTTGTAGATCCATTAGGGGAAGCTATCGGCTTCTCAATAAAAAGCAACGGCAAACATTTGACAGTTACAGATGATGGTTATACTATATGGAATCTATCCGTCAATAATGTTGATGTCACAAAAAAAGGACGACGTCAGGATATCTTTAATTCACTACTACATTTTAACGGATTTGATTTACATAATGGAGCAATCGAACGAACAACAGGGAAAGAACAGCTAGGGCAAGTAATACATGACATGACACAACTGTTGATGAATGTTTATGACTTCATCCAACTTGCTCCCAGCAACGTTAAATCTCAATTCTTAGACGATGTTAAATACTACTTCATGAAGAACGACCATTACACCGTCTTTCCGGCTTTTTCAATCGCTGGTAAATCACACCTAGAACACCGTTTTAATTTTGTATTCATGAGCAAAGGTGTTTCAAAAATAGCCAGAGTTCATAATCATATTACCAAACAACAAGTTGACACTATCTTAGCTAGTTGGCTAGATACATCTGAATACCGTAGGAAGGAATATGGAGATACAGAACAGTTATATATTATTGTAAGCGATGATGGATATCGAAATATAAAAGACGACCATCAAATAGCTTTACAAGAGTATGGTATTAACATTTTGAACTTCTCAGATAAAGAACAACTAGAAATTCAACTAGGTAAATAGCTTAGACAAAAAAATCCCCACACTCAAATTTTGGTCGAGGAGAGTGCGAGGATATTCTGGATAGTAAAAGGCATTAAAAAGCCCTCTTTACTATACCCATTTTACCAATAAATGAGGTGAAAATCAATGTGGATGGAAGAACTTCCCAACGGAAAATACAAATTCTTTGAACGATACAAAGACCCGTATACCGAGAAATGGAAAAGGGTGTCGGTCACTCTTGATTCTGGATCAACAAGGGCTAAGAAAGAAGCTCAAAAACAACTGGATGAGAAGATAGCAGAAAAACTACAAAGTCTTACTACTACAGATATGCTTTTTACGGACGTGCTCAACGATTGGTGGGAACTTCATAAAAAGTCAATCAAGCCTTCTACCATAAAGACCATGGTCTATGCTGTAGATGAAGTAAAAGATACTTTTGCGCCTGACGTGAAAATAAAAAATATCACTGCGAAGTACACTCAACAGTACTTTACTGACTCGGAAGAAAATCATATCAAACTCAAAAAGCAAAAGTCAGTACTAAGCATGGTCTTTAAATATGCGCTTGATATGGAACTGGTAGATAGCAATCCTATCCAGCGTGTGAGACTTCCTAAAAAGGTTGTCGCATATGAAAATATGGAAAAGATTGAAGATAAGTTCCTTGAGCAAAGCGAATTAAAAAGGCTTTTAAAAGCTATGAAAAGCTATAATCGGGGCTATCACGTAGCCCGTATGGCTGAATTTATGGCACTGAATGGTTGCCGTGTTGGGGAAGCTGGCGCGCTTAAATTTGAAAACTACGATAAGAAGAACCGTACTATCACTATCAACGGGACTTTAGACCCAACCCGTAAAGGTTCAGAGGGTGTTAAAACCACACCTAAGACCTTATCATCTATCAGAGTAGTTGACCTAACAAAAAAAGAAATTGAAATCATTGAAGAATTCATAGAGTTACATAAACTAAGAAAGAATACAAACCCAAACTATAAAGATATGGGATTTATATTTGTATCAGCCAATGGAATTCCCATTCATAAATCAAGTATCGGCAAGCTCATGAAAAATGCAAACGCTACTTTAAAGAAGCCAATCAACAAACCACTTCACCCACATATACTACGTCATACACTAATCAGTACACTTGCTGAAAATAACATCCCTTTAAAAGCCATCACGCAAAGAGTTGGGCATAAAGATAACGGAAAGACCACAATGGAAATCTATACTCACGTAACCAAGAACATCAAGTCGAAAGTTGTTGATGTACTAGATAAAATTTATAAATAGTTTTGCCCCTTTTTTGCCCCCTGCTAGACAAAAAGAAAAACCGCTACTCCTAAGAATAGCGGTTTAATCATGTTTTTAAGCTACTAATGTAGTCGCTCTATTATTTAAGAGTAACTGAAGCTCCAGCTTCTTCCAATTTAGCTTTGATTTCTTCAGCTTCTGTCG